TTTGCTGTGCGCTTTGTTGCTGTGTATGCAGCTGGCGCTTCTGTTGAAACAAATGAGATCAAGCCAGCTGAGTCTGCCGCTGTTGCTGTTGCCTGTGTTCCGCCAGCTGTAATTTGTGCAATTACATATTGGTCAGTTGCTTGAGCGTAGCCGTCGCGTAAATTCTGGAGCATGATTTCATAAAAGCTCGGATCTGACCGGTCGAGGAGCTCGACTGAATAGCGTTGAAACCCGGCTTTTTTGATAACTGTCGCATTTACATAGCTAGAAGTGATTGCGGTTGTACCAGTTGGATCTCCGCCCTCTGCCACTGTTGCAGCTGTTGAGTTAGCAGTAATTTTTGGAATAGACACTGTCATTCCGTATGTGCTTAATGGACGTGTACCGCCGCAAGCGTCAATTACTGGACGATCAGCGTTTGTGTTTTGTGCAACGTCGCGGACGTAAGATACCGGCGAAAACGCTGGATTTGTTGAGAATGAGTCATCTGCTGCCTTGATGTACTGGCGAGAGTCCTCATTGCCTAGTGTTGCCTTGATTGAATGCTCAAGGTATGAACCACCGCTAACGATTGGTGAGCGTGGTGATGAGAAGTAGAGCGGACGAGAAGCCTCGACCTTTTCGACTTTGGAAGCCTCAACCGTTTCGGCTGGGACTTCTGGAACGGCTGTAGGTGTTTCCACTTGCTTGTCTCCTTCGGTTGGTTGTTCATCTGCTTCCAATTCGGACTCAGAATTATTGTTTTCACTAGCTGCAATCGCAACCTTTGCACTGGCAATGGCTGGATCTGTAACAAGTGAAACTTCTTTGAGCGCACTTGCGCTAACTACTAAAACTCCGTCAACATTTTTATATTTTTGAGCACTCACTCCAACACTAAATCCGTCACGTAATCCCGTAGACGCCTCAACGAGAGCGTCTGAACCAGCGGTTGTATTTCCGATAGAAAACGTGGCATAAATACCTTCCTCGTCCTCCTCGTAACTTTTAAGAAATCCGATTGGACTCTCGCGGCGGTGTTCAAGTAATAATTTTGTGGTTTCGCCTAAAGTGATTGAACCTTTTTGAAACATAGTTGATCCAGAGCTAGTCACGCCTTCCTCATTCCACGTAACAATGCGGCCAGATAATTCACGCTTTGGAAAATCCGCAGCCTCGACTTTAATTGAGAAGTCGACCTTGATTGGTTTTTGTATGCTGTATGTCATCTGATCATTTCTTCCTCTAGTCGGATTTCATCTGAAGTTAAAGCGCCAATGTCGTAAAGAATTTTGTACACGTCCGCGCGCTCTTTTGCAGATCCGCGCAAGTAATCATCTAAATCAAATTTAACTTCTTGACTTGCTGGCACAAAGTCATTTGGCATGCCAGTCATTGACAATCGCTCCTCGATTGCGGTCATGATTGGACGTAGTGAAAAGTCCAGCAAAGATTGACGCGCTAAAGTCGCGTTGCTGTAAGTCATGCTTGATCCTGACTCAGCGTCAACGTAATACGCCGGAATGCCTGTGACCCTGGCTAATTCTGTTGATACATAGGATCTAGCTTGATTTAGCTGTAACTTTTCAGGATCAAAACCAAGTGTCTGCAATTCAACGTCAGCATTTAAAAACGCTGTTGAGCGATTGCGACGAGCTTGACCCCAAGACTCAAGCAATTTTGCAATGCGATCCGCTGGCAATGCTGTGCCGTTAGATTTCAAAACCATTGTTGGGACTGGTTCGCGCGCGTACATTGTCGCAGCGCGTTCTAATTCTGCACCAGCTTTAATTGTTCGCCCGGCACGATTTAAAATTCCTTCATCAACTCCGTAAAATACGGATAAAGCGCCCGGGCCTTCATAAGGTGCGGGAATTGAGTCAACGCAGTAATACTCGATCTCTGTTCCCATTGCATTTGTTTTAATTGTTACGCGTGTTGGATCTATGCGCTCAGCACTGCGAATGCGATACGTGTCCGCATAAATCTCGAGCGTCCTAAGATATCCGTAACCATATAGGAGGAGATCCTCGGCCAACCAAGCGTATGTAGCAAAGCCCGGTACACGTGGATCTGGTTGGTTAATACATTTTGGCGGTGTCTCAACGCGAGCACCGTCTTGCTTTGTGCGCACTTTCAGCGGAATGCTGGCCACACTTGACGAGATAATATTGCGAGCGCGAGCACACGTTGGCACTGACATAAATTCAACGCGTGAAGCTGTAATACCGGCAACGCCATAAATATTATAAAGCGAGCTAGTGACATTTACTGGAGCTAGTGAAGCCTCGATGTCAGAGGTCGCCGCTGGCGCTTGTGTTGTGACTGTCCGCGAAAATAGACCCATGTGGCAAAGTGTAAAGGTGGCGTATACACCTAAGCGAAAAGAATGTCGATCTCTGTGTCTGGGCGTGTCGCATAGAATGTGGCCAATGCGGCGGCTACTGAGGCGCATACTGTGGTCTGGGAAGCTCTGCGCCCAATGACCCAACCGCCGTCGCCGTGAGGCAGACGGACAGCCGAAAGCATTTGTTTTGTAAATTCCTCGTTGCCAGAATGACGCAATCTATTTGAAGTGATCGCTGAAAGAAGCTGATCGCAAGCAGTCGCGTAATTGTGGCCGTCAAAGTCCATAATTGGAATACCGGCAGGCGATAAACGACCAGCGACAGCTGTGGCCGTTTTCTTTGAATAGGCAATAACCTCAACCTGATATTTGCGAAAATGCTCAGCGATTTGATTGGCCATTTCTAAATCATTGAGCGAAACCGCGTTCTCCCATGTGCGCAACAATTTGACGACAAATTTGTCATTTCCAATTCTTTGGGCGGCCACTAATGCCCCTGCTCTACGATCCGGCGAAAGATCAAGTCCAAACCATGTTGGCTTTGTTAAATCAAGATCGACACTTTGATCCTCACACTCTTTCCAAGAAATGGCTGGAATAACTGCGTCTTTTTGATGTATCCAGCGACATAAAACTTCTTGTTGTACGACGTGAGGCGGATCATTTAGCACTGCTCGAATGTTGTCCTCATGAACTGTGTGGCCAAGCGCCGGGTTGCTGGCAATCCAATTTTTTTCATCTGTTATATCGTCGGTATATCCAGACCACTCCAAATAAACAATTGGATCTGTGCCGCCAACAGCTGCGGCCATTCCACGCTCCCGCAACTGATTAAGCACAACGGACTCTTGATCACCAGCCGTCGAAAACGTCCACACTTGCGGATTTCGAGAAGCCATCATTGTGTAACGCAATGAGGCAAAACCTTCTAAATCTTTCATTTCGGATAGCTCGTCCATGTACACAACTTCTGGCCGACTTATGCCTCTGGCTGCGCTGTTGCTTGCGCGTACCATGTAGCGATTTCCGCTGAGCGTTACTATTTCCTCAGATCCATGCGCCCACCGAATAACCTTTACTTGTTTTTTTAAAAAATCATTGGTTTCAATTATTTTGACTAGCTGGCGAAATAACTCAAGCGCCGTTGATAACCTGTGAGCTGACGAAATTTGCAGCGGCTCATTCCAGAGGAAAAGCCCAGCCAATGCTCTAATAATAAGAAGTGTTGATTTTCCTTGTTGCCTAGCTGCCACGATACAAATTTCACTAGCTGCCCAGCGTTGATCCTCTTTGATTTTGTGGGCGTGATGAATAACAAAACGCTGCCAAGGCATGAGTTCAAGTCCGCAAGCCGTAGCAAATTCGATCAGCTCGTCGCCTTTAGACGGTAAATCATTGAGCCTTGAGTAAATTCTCGGCGTAGGTGAGCCGATTAAGGGCTTTGCAGACTCAGAAGCCGTCTGTAATCTCGGTTCATCTTTGCTTGCCTCTGGTACGGCCTTAAGCGCCCTTGTCTTGCCCTGTCCAGCCTTAGTCATAACTAAACGTCTCGTTTGGTGGTGAAAGGATTTCACGGGATAGCCTGGCGGTGGAAATAGGCTTCAAAAAAAAGCGAGCAGACTTGTCTTGCTTTCTGCTATTACACGAGACACACGCAGCTACTAGATTCTCAGTGTTTAATAAATCGCCACCTTTGCTAACTGGTTCAACGTGATCGACGGTTGTAGCTGGAGCTGAG